GCAGTATCCCGATTGGCACGCAACAACCGTTCCCGTCGCTCACCGCGGTACAGAATTGGTTCGGCGCGGGCTCCCCGGAAGCGGGTCGCGCGGCCAAATACTTCAATTCGTTCGTCGGAGCGGAGCTAGTCCCCGGGCTGCTGTATTTCCAGCAATTCAACACGTCAGCCGTGGCCGGATACGTGCGCGGCGGGACGGTTGCGGGTCTATCGCTCGCGCAGTTGCAGGCATTGTCTGGCACGCTCACGGTTTCGCTTGACGGCGTGTCCACGGTATCGGCGGCCATCAATCTGTCAGCGGCCGCCAGTTTCACCAACGCGGCGGCCCTGATCCAAACTGGCTTGCGCGCGGGTACCCCGGGCAATACGGCAAGTGTGAGCTACGACGCGCAGCGCGCGGCGTTTGTCATTACCTCCGCCACCACGGGGGCTTCGTCCTCCGTCTCCGTGGCCGCGGTGAGTGCGCTTGCCACCGGCTTGCTGCTGACGGCGGCCACGGGCGCGGTAGTCTCACCCGGCGCGGCGTTGAACGATGCCACCACCGTGGCGGCTTTTATGGCGGCCACGGCGGCCTCGATTCAAAACTGGTTCACCGTCACCAACGTGGCAGAGCCTGCGGACGCGATTAAGATCGCGTTCTCCAACTGGTGCAACGGTACCAACGGCACGTACAAGTACGTTCAATCGGACAGCAACGCGGCCGTGTTGGCGGGTAGCGCACCTACGTCATTCGGTGCGGTTACGGCTACCAACATCGGCACGATTGCGATTTACGACGTTACGGGCGGCGATGTGGCGTTTTTCGAGTGCGGATGTACCGCCTCGATCGACCAAAACGAGCCCGAGGGCCGTATCACTTTCGCGTTCAAGACTCAGCCGGGGCTTGCAGCCTCTGTGTTTGATGAAACGAGCGCGCTCAACGCGATTGCCAACGGGTACAATTTTTACGGTGTGTACGCCACGGCCGCGCAGCAGTTCCAGGTTTACTACCCGGGCAAGGCTTCGGGTATCTGGCTGTGGGATGACAGCTACACCGATCAGCGAATTTTAAATGCGGCCATGCAACTGGCGCTGATGGAGCTACTGACCAACGTCAAGAGTATCCCCTACAACGCGGGCGGGTTCGCTCTGATCCGCAGTGCGCTGGCGGATCCGATCAACGCGGCGGTGGCGTTCGGCTCCATCGTCTCGGGCGTCACGCTGTCGGCCGGGCAGATTGCGGAAGTGAACCAGGCGGCAGGGCAGAACATCTCCACGTTTCTGTTTAACTTCGGATTCTACCTGCAGATTCTCGACCCGGGCAGCGTGGTGCGCGGTCAGCGCGGCTCGCCGGTTATCACGCTGTGGTACGTGGACGGCGAAAGCGTTCAACAGATTCAGATGGCCTCACTGGACGTTCTATAATGGCAAAGCGCACTCTTACCGCGGCAAATGCAGTCATCACGCTCAGCGTGCCCGACGTGTTCGACGCCGACTTTCAGCTCCAAGGCTTCATGTCCGAAGACGCTTTTGACACCGACGACGCCGAGCCCGTGCAATCGCGCATCGGCGTAGACGGCAAAAAGTCAGACGGCTTCGTGCCGTTCCTGACTCTGCAGACGTACCATTTCCAAGCAGACTCAGAGACTATCGACAATTTCGAGATATGGCTGGCGACGATGAAGCAGGCGCGTGAAGTGTTCACGTGCAACGGCTCTATGGTCCTTGAAGCCGTGGGCAAGGTCTACACCATGACGAATGGTTCCATGACCCGCATCAAACAGACTCCCGACGGTAAGAAAGTGCTTGAAGGTCAGGCCTTTCAGGTCACATGGGAAGATGTGGACATGTCCTTCCTGTAACAAATAGGAGGCCACGCACATGGCCCGTAAAACGAAAGATATCACGATCGACAAGCCCGGCCGCGACTTCGGCCGGGAGTTCCAGTTAACCGAGTTGCCCGCATGGGACGCGTTCATTGTAGCGTCCAAGCTCGCCCACGCATTGACGGTCTCAGGGATCAACCTGCCGGACATGGCGAAAACCCCCGAGGGGATAGCCGAGGTCGGATTGACGATGTTGCTCTACATCAAGCCCGAGGTCGGACACCCAATTCTCGAGCAGCTCAAGGACTGCGTTAAGGCGTACCCGCCGAAGCGCAAGAGCGGCACGGGAGCGTTTGAGTTGGCACAGGCCAACCAGCCGCAAGAGCCCGCCACGTGGCTCACACTGCTGACGGCGCTGTACCACCTACATTTGGGTTTTTCAAAGGCCGCCGATTCCCCCAATTCGGCATAAGCCCCTATCTGGGCCGCGGCGGCCTGGTGGACTACGTGAATGTTCCGCGGATGCTAGGTATGATCGTATCTAGCCGCCTTGCGACCGTGCACGATCTGCAGTCTGTGTACGGTTTGGAGGCGGCCTATAATATAGCCGAAATCATAGCCGTGGACCGCCACAATCTGAGCCGACGCGATGAGTGATAAAATCATTGAAACTTTGGTAACGATTGCGACGCTAGACGCGACGCAATTTACGGCCGAAGCTAAAAAGCTGGAAACGGAGAAACAGAAAACCGCGCAGCGAATCGAGAAAGGCGCGGAGGCTGGCGACAAGAAAGATAAACAGCGCTCGGCGGAGCGGTCCAAGCGTGAGCGCAAGGAGGCGGCGCAGCGGCGCAAAGACGCTCAGGACCGGGAGCGGCAGAACGCGGATTTACGCGATCAACTCGTGGGCATAGGCCGTACAGCGGCTACGATGTTTCTCGGGTTCGAGACGATCAAGGGCGCGATAAACGCATTCAACAGCTACACCAGCGGGTCCGCGGCGACGGGCCGCAGTGCGTCTAATCTCGGGCTCTCCACGAAAGAATTCACCACTCTAGGTCAGGCGGTGAAACTTGCGGGCGGCGACGCGGCAAGCGCGGAACAACAGTTCGCGCAGATGCAGCAGAGCATTTTTGCACTCATGACTCAGGGCCAAACATCGCCGCTAACCAACACGTTCCGCACGATGGGCGTTTACATCCGCGACGCGCAGGGGCACGTGCGCGGGCTCACTGATTTGCTGACAGACTTGGCGGACAAGCTGGAGAAGCGCGGCCTACCGCGCGCTCAAGAGTTTCAATGGCTGCAGGCGGCCGGGATCAACGGTGACGTGGCGAACCTACTGCTCGATAAGAACCGCGGCAAGATGTTGGCCGAAGCGGAAAAAACCGCGAACCAGACGGAAGGCTCCACTGAGCGTTCACAGCGGCTCTTAGAGAAGCGCGAGCACTTCAAGAACGAGCTCGGCGCGCTCGGCAACATCGCGTACGATGCGGCCACTGGCATCGTTCTAGGCGACTACAATCCAAGCATGGCGTCGCTGTCAAAAGCGGAGCGAGGCTCTCGCAAATCGGGGTCTATATACGCAGAGTTGGCGGACACAATCGGCACGAAGCACGGCCTACCGGATGGCTTGCTCGGGGCCGTGGGGTTCCAAGAATCTCGATTCAACCCCAAGGCATACAACGAAAAGAGCGGCGCAACGGGCATTATGCAGTTGATACCGAAATACCACCCGAACGCGGGCAAAGATCCTGAGGCGGATATTGAGGAAGCGGCGGCCACGCTAGAGAGACTGTTCAAGCGGTTCGGCACGTGGGCAGCCGCGCTCGCTGCGTACAATGACGGCGAGACTGATGTGGCGTCCCTCCGAGACACGGGGCGCCGAAGCAAGAAGGGGCACGAGGGAGAAACGAGCCTGCCCGTTGAAACGGAAAACTACGTCCGCGACATTCTAGGCGGCGCGACTCCGGCGCTCGCGGGCGCGACCAACACGACGCACAGCAACAGCGTGACGACGGGGGATATCACGATCAAGACTAGCGCTAACACGCTCTCCGGCGTGGGCGATGATTTCACGGCCGCCATGCGTCGCAAGGGTATCGTCTCGCAGTCTAACAGCGGAATGCAGTAATGCCCTCAGTCGTCATCGTAACGCCTCAATTCCCTAACGTCCCGCAATTGCCGGGCGTCCCGCAGTTGATCCGCGCAGCTGTCGGCATCGTGCAATCGGCGTTATCACTCACCGTGCGGCCTCCGGGGCCGCCCGGAGTGCTGTGGCACGCGGCACAAGTGGCCCCCGTGTGGGGCGTGTTCGACTCCTCGGGCCAGATGGTAATCGACCCTGATAGCGTGCTGGTATTCAACTATCGCAAAGAATACACCGTCTCGGATTATCAAAACCAGGATCAGGCATTCGCCAGTTACAACAAAGTGGCGCACCCGTTCGAGGGGATATTCCGGTTTATCAAAACTGCAACGCTTGCGGAGCGCAGCATATTCGTAGCGCAGTGCGAGGCGCTGGCGGATTCGATCGACTTGTTTACCGTGGTCACGCCCGAGCGCACGTACACCAGCGTGAATTTCTTACGGCAAGAAATGAACCGGCGCGAGCGCTCGGGAGCGTACAGTATTGAGGCGGATATGTTCTTTCGCGAAATTCGCGTGGTGCAAGGGCAGTTCGACACGACCGGCAATGCGGTATCGCCCACGGTCAATGCGCTTGACCCCGGAGCGGTTCCACCGGTATCACTAGGCATAGTGCAACCGCAAGCACCGTCATCTAACGCGCTAGCCATGCAAGCGGCGATCAACGCAACGATGGGCGGCATCAGCGTTAACGACTTGGTGCCCTGATGCTCATCGTACCGCTAGAATCGGTTCCCTCGCAGCAATTCTCCATTGGGTTAAACGGGCAGAATTGTTTGATCTCCGTGTACCAAAAAAGCACGGGGCTATACTTTGACCTATCCCTAAGTGGGACGGCTATCTCTACGGGCGTCCGATGCCTCAATTGCTCCCGGCTATTAGCAGATCGGCAATACGCCGGTTTCGTGGGCGACTTCATGTTCGTGGACACCACTGCGCAGAATGATCCGCTCGCGGGCGCAGATCCGCAATACCTTGGGTTGGGTGCGCAGTTCGAACTGTGGTACTTAGAGGCCGCTGACGTTGCCGCCCTCACCATCTAGTTTTGCAAAGAAGCAATTGCGCGTGACGTTCGTCCTATCGAACGGCACTGTCTTTGCGGGCACGAATAACAACATTCTGGTGCTCACCGGGTTGCGCATGTCCGCGAAGATAATCTGTTCTGGGTTCCCCTCGTGGCCGGAAATGGACCTAGCCGTGTGGGGTATGCGAATCTCGGACATGAATGCGCTTAGTTCCCTATCCCTCGAAGTGGAAGGTGTTAACCGCAATACCGTCCTTTTGGAAGCCAACAGCGGTGATGGCAGCGGGTGGCGCGCGGTGTACTCCGGGCAGATCGTGACGGCCGGAATCGATTACAGCGCGCGTCCTGACGTGCCGCTGCGCATCGCGGCGCAAGTGCTTTACTACGACATGGTGAACCCTGCGAAGCCTACCAGCTACACCGGGTCGGTATCGGCCGCCACGGTTATATCAAACCTCGCCGCAAGCATCGGGTGCGGGTTCGAGAATAACGGCGTGACCACGATCTTGCCAGGCTCGCCATACTACCCCGGCACCGTCGTAGATCAGATCCGCGAGTGCGCGCTAGATGCAGGGATTGACGTTTACGCGGAACCCTCCAGCACGTCGGGCGGCGTACCAGGGCTCGACAGTTCGGGAACCGCGGTTTCCACGCAAACCGTGATAGCAATCTGCCCCAAAGGCGCGCCGCGGAATTTGCCGAGCACGTTCACCCTATCACCCAGCACTGGGTTAGACGGCTATCCGTCCAGTGATTCGCGCGGAAACCTGAACGTCATCTCGCTATTTAACCCCGCGTTTCGCTTCGGCGGCCCGCTGATAATAGCGGGATCCAACGTCATAATCGAGGGCACGGGGAAAAACATAGGAACGCTCAACAGCCGGGCCAACGGCAATTGGATGATAGGCACGCTGCGCCACCAATTGGATGCCGAAGTTTATAACGGCAAATGGCACAGCTATATGTTACTATACCCGCCCGATCAGAGCCCGCCGCAACAATGACCGCTCCAGTATTTGGTCAAGCTACCCCGCAAACGGATGGCAGCGATTACAACACTATGCTGTTTCTCATACAGCAGCGGTTGCTAAAGATTCGCACCATTACGCTTGTGCAGGTTAAGGCGTGCACCAACTCGGGCGGCGTCTCCGCCTCAGGTACCGTGGACGTGCAACCGTTGGTAAACCAGATGAGCGGCCGCCGTCTCTCCACGCCGCACGGCACGCTGTACAAAATGCTTTACCAGCGCTCGCAGGGCGGCTCCAATGCGGTGATATTGGACCCCGTGGCGGGAGATATCGGCATTGCGGTGTTCTGCGACCGGGACATTTCAGGAGTCAAGAAAGCCCGTGGCCAGGCTAACCCCGGCTCGTTTCGGACGTTCAATTTTGCCGACGGTATCTACCTAGGCGGGACCCTAAACGGCACGCCGGAGCAGTTCCTGCAGTTCTTTGCGGGCATTACTTTAGGTGCGCACATGGTCAACACTACCGGAAATCTCGCGGTAGGTACCGGAGCATCCGGCAGCTTCGCCACTGCGGACGGGCAGACAGTGACTGTCCAGGGTGGTATTATCGTCGCGTTAACATAAGGTGACGCCGTGCCCGGTCTAAACACTCAGTATATCAATAACTTAACCGCACAAGTAAATGCGGTGAGTTCTTGCGCCGCCCTGCAGGCGGTAGCTGACGTGGCCGTGGCATCCCTAAATGCACAAGTAGCCAGCCTGACGGCGCGTATCGCCGCACTCGAGCCCGCGCTTGCGTTGTTGACGCCTCCTGTAAATCCCACCGAAGTTATCACGTGGATTGAGAATTATATCACCGAGGTGCTAGGCCCGCAGCTCGCCACTGTCACCACGATGACCGCGCAGCTCGCGGAGCTGGTGACGGCGGTCGCCGCGCTTACGGCGGCAATCACGAGTAAGGCGTCCTCGTTCACTTCGTGCTCAATTGAGATACCCACGTAATGGCAAGCACACTTTTACTTGACTTAGACAATTGGGATCTGGTAGCAGACGCCAATGGGAATATCGCTATAGCGGATGAGCCCTACGCGCTAGCCCAAGACGTGGCGACAGCGATCAAGACATTTCTGAAGGATCTCTATTTCAACCAGACGGACGGCATTGATTACTTCGGGCGGATCCTCGGGCACACGCCGCCGCTACAAGTTTTCCAACAACTGATGGTGTCCGCCGCGCTCTCAGCATCGCCCGATGTGGTGACGGCGGAGTGCAACATTACGGCGTTCGACGATTCGACCCGCACCGCGACGGGGCAGGTAATTTTCACCGACATAAACGGCAACACCAATCAAGTGAGCTTCGGCAATGTCTGACACCGCAGTACCCGCTATCCAATTCAACGACACCGGCCCCGTGATTCCCACGTCCTCGGCGGTGCTGCAGGGCGTACAGTCGGATATAAACGGCGCGTTTGGCAACAAGCTGAATTTCACCACGCTCAAGAATCCGCAGGGGCAGCTAGCCACGTCGCAAACGGCGATCATCACGGACAAAAATGACCAAATCGCGTTCATCGTCAACGGTGTGGACCCGGACACCAATGACGGGTTTATGCAAGATGCAATCGCCCGCATTTACTTTATCAACCGCAAGCCGGGATTGCCTACGGTGGCTCAGTGCGTGTGCATTGGCGCGTTCGGCGTCAATATACCCGTGGGTGCGCAGATTATCGACACGTCCGGCAATATCTATTTGTGCACGCAAGCCGGACAGATTCCGGTCAGCGGTATAATCACACTCCCGTTCGCTAGCGCGGCGGTGGGGCCAATTGCAGCACCCGCGAACACGGTTAGCCAGATATACCTAGCCATCCCCGGATGGGATACCGTCAACAATCCAACCGACGGTGTTGTGGGTGCGAACGTCGAAACCGCCGCAGAGTTCCGCGTCCGGCGTGATCAGTCGGTGGCGAACAACGCGCACGGCTCATTGCCCTCGATTTATTCAGCGGTGTTCGACACGGCGGGCGTGATCGACGTGTACGCCACGCAGAACGTTACGGATACGCCGATCGTCGTGGGCTCCACCAGTTTCACGCTCCTGCCGCATTCGTTTTACGTGGCGGCCACGGGCGGCGCGGCGGCCGATGTAGCGAACGCCATATCCTCCAAGGCGGACTTGGGCGCGAATATGAACGGGAACACCACCGTCACGGTTGTTGATCCCAGCGGTTACAGCTTCCCGCAACCGTCCTACGTCATCACGTTCGAGACGCCACCGAGCACGCCCTACAATTTCATAGTCAACATTAAGAATTCCGGCGCGCTCCCGTCCACCATCGCGCAGGACGTGCAAGCCGCGATAACCCAGCAATTTAACGGCGTGTTTGGCGTCCCGATAGCTAATGGCGTGGTGCCTGCCACCACGGGGCAACGCGTGCGCATTGGCTCTCTGCTACTGGCGGCGGCCTTTTACGGCCCCGCGGCTACGTGTGAAGGCCCCAGTGTTCCGGTATCGGTGCTGTCCATCCTGATCGGTTCGACGTTCACCGGGCTGGGCACACTCGTGGGCGGAACCGCGGTCCTCACAGTGACTACAGCAAGCACGGGCGCGCTGTCGGCTGGTACGCAAGTTACAATGACCGATGTTCCCGCGGGAACCACGATTGTAAAGCAACTCACCGGCTCCACCGGAGGTGTGGGTACCTACCTCCTATCCGCCAACGCAGCGGCCACGCACGGCATGCCGATTGCCGCGGTCGGCGGCGGTAGCACGTCGCAGCAAATCGGCATTGATCAACAGCCGGTAATCGGCAGCATCGTCGTTAACCTAGTGTAGCTTGAGTACGTTTGTTCCACCGCCCGGCGCATTGAATTTAGAAGACACGATACAGTCTCAATTCGCTAACTCGCCCACGATAAACCAACTGATTCAAAACATGAGTCAGAACATAAATCCGACCGCGGATCTGGCGAACTTCTTCAACACGATCTGGAACGTAGACACAGCCAACACGTTCGGGCTCAACATCTGGGGCCGGATCGTGGGTATCTCACGCGTGATCCCAATCCCCGGCACAAAAGGGTCTTTCGGCTTCGCGAACGCCGATGTTCCGGCCGACTGGCAGAACTTTGGCGATGCGTCATCTCCGGGCGCGGGCGGCCCGTTCTTTGCGGGCCAGAAGAGCACGGGAGCGTTTACGCTGGGCAATGACGCCTACCGCACTCTAATACTCGCTAAGGCGTTGGCGAACATAGCAAATATGTCCGCACCATCGCTCAATCAGTTGGTGTCAAACCTGTTCCCCGGCCGCGGTCGCGCGTACACGCAGAACGGCCGCGACATGTCCATGACATACGTGTTCGAGTTTTCGCTAACGGACATTGAATTTGCTATATTGCAGTTTAGCGGAGTTTTACCTAATCCGGCTGGCGTGCTCGTTAAAATCGTGGTTGTGCCCGTCGCTCAAGGATTCTTCGGGTTCTCGGAAATGGGCGCGGGCGTGCAACCCTTCGGCCTCGGCGTTTTCAATTCGTAGGTAACTTATGTCAGGCGCACCAGCACCGCAAGCACTTCTTGAACCCATCGCGTCCGACGCGGGCGCGGGGTTTATCACAAGCCCGATGCCCGACGCGCCGACCGGGGGCAACGCCGCAAGCATTCAAGGCGGGTTCCCTCCGATCACGATGACCGAGGAATTAGCGGGCGGCGAACCGCCCCTTGGGCAAGACGTGAACGGGTTCTATTTCCTGATCTCAGGGCACAGCTATTTCGTGCAAGCGGGGCAACTGTACGCGTTTAACGCGGCGCTGGCTACCGCTATGGGCGGATATAAGCTCGGCGCTACCGTCGCAATGAGTGACGGCACGGGCGCATGGTTCAACACCGTGGACGGGAACACGACGGACCCGGACGGCGGCGCGGCGTCCGGCTGGGTCGCATCGGTTGCGCTCGGTACCACAAAGATCATCACCACGGGTGGCGTCATCGCACTGACCCAGGCGCAGGCGAGATATAAAGTTATCCGGGTGCAAGGTTCCACCACATCAAATGTGCAACTCGTGTTCCCGGATCAACCCGGCGAATGGCTGGTGGCAAACGAAACCACCGGACCCGGTTTTACCGTTCAATGCTTCACCACGGTGGAGGCTTTGGGGGAGACGATTCCTCTTGGGGGCCTCGGTGCACCTATCGGTATTTTTTGCATCGGCGACGGCAATATCTACCCCACGGTGAGCCCGCTCCCGGCCGCCATATCGCAAGGTCCGGACCCCAGCACGCTTGCGGAGCGCACCAACGTAGGCGATCTCACGGCGGAGAGGTTCAACCAAGCCGCGGGTGTGGAGGCAGCATTCACCATCGGCGCGGTGCCCGCGGTAAACGCATCGCTGGACGGGTTCTTGCGGCTTCTCAGCGTAGGCAATTTCCTCAAAGGGCTGGGCGGCATCGCGAACGCGCGCAAGGGATGGTTGCCACTACCGGGTGGATTCATTCTCAACTACGGACTACAGCCTCGCGTGACCGGCGCGGATGTGGAAACATTCGCGAAGCCGTTCCCCTCTAATGCGTTTGGCGTTCTCACCACATCCGCAAACGTGCAGGGTGACGTGAGCTATAGCGCGCTGAGCGGCACCCAAGTAACGCTCCACAACGGCGCGGGCGGAAGTTCTACATTCTACTTCGCTCTGGGGAATTAACCGTGAACATCGTTTTTAAAATCACAGAACTATTTGGCGCTTCGGCGGACCCTTCCGTAATCAACCTGCCTATCCCTAATACTGCGCCAGGCATCACCGCTCCGGCCGCTGCGTCATTCGACACCGCGTTTCCCCCGATCACGTTTAAGACCATCGCAACAGGCGGTATTCCGCCGAGCGGTAAGGACTTCAACGGCATTTTTTACATGCTGTCTCAATATGCGCTGGCGATGCAGGTTGGGCAATCCGTTCTGCCCTACGACGCGGTTACGCAAACCGCTATCGGTGGGTACGCCAAGGGCGCACGTTTGGTGCAAGCGGCCAACCCTACCGCCGTGTGGGTGTCGAACGTCGATAACAACATGACGGACCCGGATACGGGCGGCGCGAATTGGATCTCATCGGGAACGGGCGAGGCTCAGTATGAAGCCATCGCAGGCGTCCCGGGAAACAATAATGATTTCGTGTTGCCCGGCCCTAGCGATTATATAATCGATGTGAACCCGAGCAGCGGAAACGTCACCTACACCGGGTTCGTCGCGCAGCGTGATGGGCAGCAAGTGACTATCACCAACGTGGGCGCGTCGGCCACTGTGACCCTTGCGAACCAAAACGCGGGCAGCACTGCGGCGAATCGCATCCGTGCCATTGCCGACATAGCGCTAGGCGTGCAAAATGCCAGCATCACCATCAAATACGTTGCGGCATTAGGCCTATGGATACAAGCATGAAATTGATACGCGCCGGTTTACTCGGGATTCTATTGGCGGCCGCTGGCGTCGCCCACGCGCAAGTCTATCCGTACTTCTCCCCGGGCTGCGCGTTGTCCGGCACCGGTACGCAGCAGACGGTGAACCTCGGCACGGGCGCATGTGTGCTCGGCAACCTCCCGCCGAGCAATCTCAACAGCGGCACGGGCGCGAGCAACACGACTTTTTGGCGCGGTGATGGAGTGTGGGCCTCGCCTCCGGGCACGGGCGGCGGCACCGTCAACAGCGTGGGACTATCGGCTCCGTCGGTGTTCAGCGTGGGCGGTACGCCGGTCACGAATACCGGGACGCTAGCTCTTACTTTTGCGACGGGTCAGGCGGCAAATAGCTTCCTTGCGACGCCGAACGGCACCACCGGGGCGCTATCACTGCGCGCCATTGTCGGCGCGGATATCCCGGCAATCAACCTCGCAGCCTCAGGGGCGGGCGGCGTCACGGGTAACTTACCCGTCACGAATCTGAACAGTGGCACGAGCGCGGGCTCTACCACGTTCTGGCGCGGCGATGGCACATGGGCGGTTCCGCCCGGCCCGTCTGGAGCGAATCCTACAGCCTCTGCGGGTCTCTCTGCGGTCAACGGCACCGCGACAACCTTCCTTCGCTCCGACGGCTCTCCGGCGCTCTCCCAAGCCATTACACCCACGTGGACGAACCTACACACATTCTCCGCGGGGCTCACCGGCACCACCGGCACATTTTCTGGACTGCTGACGGCCAATGGCACTTTATCGGTTGTTGGACCCGCCTCGCAGTACGCCGAGACGGTGACGGCCAACAGCACCGCGTCTAGCTCGTTCGGGTTGAACGTACGCGGTGGAACCTCCAGCGCGGATACCGCAGTGCTCGTGCAAAATCAAGCGGGCACCACCAATTACGCACGGGTGTACGGCGACGGCGGCGTGGCCATCGGCTCCCCCACTGGCGGCGATTGCGGCGTAGGCTGCTTGAATGCCACCGGCTTGCAAGTCAATGGCGTGGCGGTGGGAGGCGGATCAACCGGCGCGAATCCTGCCGCATCCGTAGGGTTGACGGCGGTCAATGGCACCGCAACCACTTATCTGCGCAGCGACGGCTCCCCGGCGCTGGCGCAAAACATCGTGCCCACGTGGACGGGCGCGCACACATTCAACGCTGGTGAGACGGTGACGGCATCCACGGGGGTACCATTGAACGTGAATGCTTCGACCACACCGGGTGATCAGATCGCAGTCAATGCGAACGTGAACCAGGGCATTCAAATTTCTGCCATCAACAGTTCTACGGGCACCGCTGCGTCAGCCATCGTGGAGTCAGTAGGTAACACGGGCGCGGCCATTATAGAGGCAACGGGTTCCGGCAGCACTGCATCTTTAGCGGGCGGGGGAGCAACGGGCGCGGTTGGAAACTTCGGCACGCTAGGCACATTGCCCCTGCAGTTTTTTACGAACGACATATTTCGCGGAAGCATCGACGGTTCGACGGGTGCGTGGAAAATTGCGACTCCGACTAGCGGTGCCGCAGCGTTGACGGTCAATGGGACTGCTGTCATCGGTGGTAATGCTTTCACGGGCACGCGCTTGTTTGACGTAAGCAATACATCGACCGCGGCGGCGGACGCTGCTTTTACCCAGCTACTGGCGGGTTCGACCATATTTAATATCGGGGCGGGTAATCAAAACCAAAGTGCAGCGTTTTTAGCGACGGCTACCGCTGCGGCCCCGTCAACTCCTCAAGCGGTGCTTGCTACCACTACCGGCATACCGCTGGTGTTCGGCACGAACAATATCTACCGCGGTCAAATTAGTGGCACCGGAACCTGGACGTTCGTACCCCCAACAAGTGGATCAGCCCTAGCAGTAACCGGCCTGCCTGCTGCTGGAGTTGCGGCGGCAGTCATCGCGGAACCCGCAACGGCAAGCCAGTCTAACGGTTTGTTTATTGAAGCAGGTACGAATAGCTCCGACCGACCGCTAGCCGTCACAAATGGCGCAGTCACGCTTAATTTGTTTCAGGTGTTTGGCGACGGCGGCACGGTCGTAGGGTCTCCCACGGGTGGCGACGAGGGCGCGGGCACGCTCAACGCGCAGTCGCTGTTTGTAAATGGTTCAGCGGTTATAGCGCAGACAACTGCCACTCCTAGCGGGTTCACCGTCTCTAACGGTTGCACCACGAATCCCAGCGTAACTATTGACTTCACTGTAACGGGCAAAGTAGTGACGGCGTTAATTCACCCGTTTACGTGCGCCGCCTCAGTGGGCGTAAACCAGCTAACTATATCCGGGGGCACGTTTCCTAGCGGGGCGATACCATCTAGAACGCAGTTTTCTCCTATTGTTTTTGAAAACAACGGATTAGTGACACTAGGGGCGGCTACCTTAGTTTCGGGGTCGTCATCGTATGTTTTTAGCGCGAGTGCTGGCGCGACGATCACCGGCACAGCCGGATTATCCAGCGCCGTCACACTAACATACTCAACGCAATAAACGCGGGCACTTAACATGACAACCGAAATCGATACGCTGCGCGAGCAAGTCACGCAGCTCCGCGAGGATCGCGCCACCCACGCGGCAAAGATTGAGGCCATAGCTACGCGCGTAGACTCCGTGGCTCGCGACGTAACGACTATTCTTGCGTTCGTGCAAGGTGCTAAAAGTTCGTGGCGTACACTGGTTGCCATCGGCGGCGTGGCCGCGGCCGTCGTGGAGTGTATACACCAGCTAGTAGGATACTTGCACAAATGAGCGATACCGATCCGCGCACGCTGCACCAGCGGCAAGTGCTGCACGTACAATTGACTGCGAAGCTGATCGAGTTCGCCGTCTCCAAGGGGTACGCCCTGACGTGGGGGGAGACTTTCCGCACCGCGCTCCAGGCCGCCGCCAACGCGGCGAGCGGTGCGGGTATCGCGCATAGTCTCCACACGCAGCGGCTTGCCGTGGATTTCCAGGCGTTTGACGCGGCCGGGCGCTACCTAGCCGACGATTCTACCGGAGTGTATAGTGCGCTCGGTACCTATTGGGAAACGTTGGACCCCCTCGCCCGATGGGGCGGCCGGTTCAAAACGGTGGACTTAGATCACTTCTCCATAACTTTTCAAGGAATCGCATAAATGAAATTCTCTTTCTCGCACGTTGTCGGCATCATTGGCGCACCCGTCGCCCTGATTGCCCAATTGAACCCGGCCATTATGGCCGCGCTGTATCCGCCCGCCGCACCCTACTCCGCGTTGATCGTGGCCGCCGCCGTCGCGTTGGTCAATTTGGTTCACGCGATGCTGGGCGCTCCGGCCGTCACCGCGCCGAGCACCGCCACCGTTGTAAAGGTTCTGCCCCTCGCGGCCGTCCTGGTTGCAATGAGCGGTTGCGCAACCGTTTCCGGTTGGCTGGCCTCGCCCACGGGTGAAGCGGTAGCGATCGTCGCGGTTGACGTGGCCGTGGCTACAGCCGAATCCAAGGGTGTCCCCGCCTCGCAGATTAACAAGATCGCCAAGGCCGCACTGGCAGCAGACACGGGGGTTTCAGGCACCCTCGAGGCACTCTCGGCGCTAGTCGATCAGCAGATCGCGGCGTCGGGATTGCCTGCGGCCGACCTGGCTGCGGCTAAAATCTTGGAGGTTGCGATCTCTGCCAGCATCACGGCGAAGATTGGCAGCAACAAAGATCTCGCGGCAGCTCAAGCGGCCGTTGCAGTCGTGTTGCAGGAAGCCATTGCGGCGAGTGGTGGCTAATGCGCGGCCTGGTAACAGTTCTCGCGGCTCTGCTGGCGTCAGCAGCCCTCGCAGCGTCCACGCTCAGCTCTACGCTCACGTGGACGGCCCCGACGGTCAACACCGACGGCACGACGCCCGCAGCCCTCACGTACAATGTGTATGAGGGTCCGGCGGCCACCACACTGGCTTCGGTGCCGGTCCTGACGGGTCTGACTACATTGACCGTGGCGAGCGCGGCAGGCGCAGCTCCGGGTGCTCAAGCGTGCTTCGCAGTGACGGCGGTGGAAGCCGGGCAGGAGGGCGCACAATCGAATGTTGTGTGTAAGACGTTTCCCCTCAGCGTCCCCGGAGCCCCAACGCTCCTCACTGTTAAGTAGGATCCTCGATTGGATAGTGTCGCTATTTGAGCGACTGTTTTAGGAGACGCCCCTTAACCGGGGCGTTTTCTTATACGCTGTCGCCCGTACACCCAGTATACGCGGGCGCTGCACACAACCTCGCTATCTCACTGACGGGCACAAGACGCCGCTTTCCCTCGGTAATCGTCTTGATCCGATTCTGGGCAACCATCTTGTAGAACGTGCCGCGACTGATATTAAGATACTGGAGGGCTTGATTGACACTCAGCCGCCGATTTAGATCGAGCGGTGGGAGCGCCGGGATTTCTGTTTTGGTTGACATTGGATCGCCTCTTGAATGATGACGATCCGTAGTATACGCGGGCCGCCGTCCCAAAGTGTGATGCCGGTCACAATTATTCCCATTTGCCCGCACGCTTTGTACGTTCCGCCCCCGGAGCCCTGATAGGCCAATATGACCCATCGGGGAACCGCGCCCAATCCGGCAATATGTTATTAATCGATAGGAAGTGCTCGATTGAGCCCTGCCCCTCAGGCACCTCCACAATTTTGTCGTCGTGGGTGTGCTGAATTGGAACGTACAGGCCGCTGGCTTCCAGGCGCACCAGACTATCCGCCTGCACTTCGCGGCTCATGTTCGCTACCACGTTTTGTGTCGCCAGCCCCCCGTATAGCTTCATGCGCACCCAGCCGCCTTTGCCTTTCGCCTGGTTGGAGTTCCACCCCATGTAGGATAGCTCCAACTCCCACGGTTCCGCATATGGCCGTTCGGATTGTTGCAGCTTAGGCTCGTGGTATACCAGCGGGTCTCCGTCCGTAGGCGGCTGGCAGTAGAGGGCGTCGCAGTGATCATTGACCACGTAGAGCCATCTCACTCCGCGATAACCGTATGTGTGCCCCGGGTTCTTAACCGCGGCGATGGCGCACCCCTCCAGCCCGTACAATTCATCAAAGCATCGCGCCCGGTTGCCGTTTATATCGCGCCCGAACTTGTTGCGCGTCTGTCCGCCCCATAGTTCGACCACCCACGGCATGGCGGCGCGAGTCTTTAAAATTGCCGCCTTGATTGCTTCCTCCGTGCCGAACGCCTCCAGTGCTCCAAACTTGATCCATCCGCCGACCCACGCGCCGAAATCCGCCGACAGCACCGGAATTTTACCGTAGCTTTGCCGATCAGGATGGTGATTGCCGGTTTCTTTGCGGTACTGCAGGTAGAAATCGAACGGCTTGCCCGTGATCATGGATGCCATCATTTCGTAGATCTTACCGTGGGTTTTGAAAACGTCTATACGCCATTGCTCTCCGGCGAGACAACTTGTG